CGCTGCGGAAAGTTAGATAATACATGTTGTCTCCGCCTATTAGTTCAGCAAAAGCAGGATTTAAATCACCTAACTTGTCAGGAACTGCTCCATCAATATCAATATTGCTATGTCCCATCCACCAAGGATCACCTCGTATCTCTAAATCAATTTTGATCATTTCTTTGTTAACGCTGTCGTAGTTTCCTACTACTGCACCAAACAAGCTGCGACTTTTAGGGTAGTTAATTTGATTTGTACTAAATGTAGGTGTCTGTTGACTGGATGTTCCTTGGTTACCATCAGCTTGGCGAGCTGCATCGTTGGGAATCACTGTATTTACATACGGAAAATCTGGATCAATAATGTCTTGATCCTCTACAAAAAGCTGCTGTTGTGTTTGGTTTACTGCGGAAAATCTTGATTGCAGTTGTTCCACACCGCGCCGCCGTGCTAGAGCTTGAGGATTATCACGAATGATCGCACTGGGTTCTCGGTCGTAAAAATCCACAAAATCCTGTGTTTGCTGGCGTAGATTTTTTTCAGCTTGAGACAGTTCACCTCGTAAATTATTCAGCCGTTGTTGGGATGCTTCAACTGTTTGACTTTGTAAATCTTGCAAACTAGAACTCAGTGCAAGCGTACGTTCATCCCGATATTGTTGAGTTATCATGCGATTGTCTTTAAGACTTTCTAACTCTTGTGTTATTGCTTGAATGCTATTATTCACCCTACCTGCACGATTTTGTGCAGTTTTAAGATCTTGCTCTGCTAGTGTTATCTGTTCAGGCAACGCCTGGTAACGTTCTTTGGCTTTGCGATATTGTGCTAGACGTTGTTCCCATGCACTGGACTTATCATTTGCCAAAGGACCCACTGTTTGATTGCTGTAGTTATTTGTGCCTGCATAAGGAACTGTTGCTATGGCAAAAAAGTTGTTGACTTTTAAATCAAACTTGATAATGTCTAAGTTTAACCCTGTGTAAATCCATTCATATCTTTTTTTGATCCTACCAGTTGTTAACAAAAACTTGAGTTTTTCCATTTGTACGTTGCGTTTTTCCACGGCACGTATTGTGGGAATATCCTCGCCTCTAACTCTTGTTTCCCAATAGGGAACAATGGTGTATGTAACTTTTTCCACATACTTGCCAGCTCTAAAATCATAACCTACATAGTTTACCTTGCTGTGTATTTTTACGTTTTTAACCATGCCGTGAGTTAAAGTTGTAACAGCACCTTCTTGATTTTGTCCACCTTGTGTCCATGTTTTAAACTCATCGCACAAACTGAGAGTTTGATAAACCAAACTACTGAAATCAATACCTTTTGTAGCAGTTACTTGCACAGTGTTGCCTTCAGCTTTTATGTTCATGTTCTTGCTTCGCTGATCATCACTTAATCGTGATTTGTTCATTTGCCAAGAACGCATTTCATTTGGCAGGCGTATTTCATATTGAGCTAGAGGTGCAGTTCCTAGTGCTAAAGTTTCTTGATTAAAGTTAAGGGCTTTTTGAAACTTATCAAAAAACTCACCAACTGTGGTTGCGCTAACTGATATAGTAGAAGATTGCAGATCCAGTTGGTTTGTAAAACCAATTTGCCCATCCATTATGCCTTGTATTTCATAACTGCCGCCACCTTCATTACCACTAAAGTTAATAACAGTTATTACTACTCGATATATTTGATGAAACAATGCTTGAGTAACAGGTGTTCCATTTTCGTTGTAACCTACAAACCATATTTCCACAAAGAATTTTGCACGTTGCCAATTTATAGTTCCAAACTGCTGCGCGGTAGAGTTTAACCGGTCTGGCAAACTGAACCCATAAGGTTCAATTACCTTCATAGTATAACTTACACTTGGCATGTTACGAGTTTCATTGTTTGTTCCAACTAAATTTCTCAATGTAAACTCAGTTATGTTAAACCCCGCAGTTGCGCCGCTTTCTGCTACTACGACTTTTGGTATAGAATCAATAGCTTCTTTGTTGGTGCTTGTTACTTTTTCAGCTAGGCTTTCACTAGTCATCCAAAACTTAATGTGATAGGTATAGTTTGCATATTCGTCTAGCGCATTAGGTTGCATGCTAGCTCTAGTAAGCGCGTCGAAATCAATAGATTCAACCGTTTGCGATACCTTAGCACCTACTCCTGCAGCTTTTGCAAAAGAAACGCCAGCTTGGTCAGCTTGCTGGAGGGACAAAAGTTCCAACCTATTTTTGGCTTCTTGTTCTACTTGGGACAAACCTACCAGTGTAGATTCTGCTCCTAAAACTCCAGCACCAGCTACACCTGTTCGTCCAGCAGCAGCTACTCCTTGATTGAACGCATCAGGTCTTTCTTGATTAACGACAGGGTGTCCTGTATTAACAGGAGTTCCAGATTGTTCAGCTTTTTGTCTTGCTAAATTTTGTTGTCGTTCAGTAGGTGCGCCAGGTTTTACCAACCAATCTAACCAACTCATTACAATAATCCTGAAATACTTGAGTTACTTGGTACAGTAATGGTTATGCCTGGTATCATGTCATATACTGGATCTTGTATTTTATCACTATTATAAACAGAAAATATCCACCACAAACGTGGGGTGCCATATGCGTCATAACTTAATAAATCAGGGCGATACTTGTATTTTTCAGGCAAGATGATAACTGTATCGGCCGAACTTGTAGTTAGCACAGGTGGCTGCCAAAAATCCAAGTATGTTACATACTGGTTTAGTTGTGGTGTTTGTTGATATGGACTACTTGTATTGTAAAACGATTTAATCATATCCATCCTGCTTTTTTCATAGAAACACCAGTTATATAACCACCAGTGCGGAACGTGTCAATGTTCCATTCTCTTAGTTGTTTTGGGGTATGTTGAACTGTCAAAGTTACTGATATATCAAATAAGGCAGGAACACGAGTAGTTTGAGATTGTGGCCCACCTGCTCCGTTAATAGCACTGGGAACAGTTACATAATCGGGATCATTGGGCAATGTTATGGCAAAATTCTTTACAACAACAGGTATGTTTAAAAACATACCACCACCATGTGCATCAAAATATAAAACAGGTGGAGGTGTACCCCGTTGAGGCATAACACTTGCGCCAAAACTCATTTTTGTAACTAATCTTAAAAAATGCAAACAGGCAAGATTGTATCGTGCCTCAAGCTGAGTTTGACTGCTAAAGCTACCCGATACAGAAATCGTAGGGGCGCTTGTTCTGCTGTAAGCTAGAATTTCTTGGTTGGTATGAACAGCATTTAAACTGTCATATTGCACATCTTGATTATATGTAATAGTTGGTGTATAAGGCCAGATCATGCCTCCATAGTTTTGTAAGTTAACCCAAGGGTTGCCTGCGTATAACAAATTATATGCAATACTATTGGGTTTAGCTCGCAAACGGGCACGCAAATCATTACCACTAGGAGCTGGTGCAAGATTATAGTTGCTGCCGTAACCAATTTCTTTAGTAACATCAACTCCTGCAAACGCAGCTTGTTGTGCTAAGGTTTGAAGTTGCTGTTGTTCTATTCTATTAGCTTGTGCTTGGTCAAAACCTTGTCGAAGTACACTTTGAAAATCAAGCCTATCACGAAGTCTATCGTAGCGACTGGGTGCTGCGGGTGCTATATCTGGGACTGATGAAGGTCCAACAACGTCTACCATAAATACAAACTCCAGGTTTGTTATATTTATCATGGTAAAAACCGGCATTTTGACTGCTACAAACTCCGGGCTTATAATCTAAATGATTTTGGAGACAAATATTGACTATAAATGCTGCAATTAAAATCAAATACTTAACGAATCGTGAACTTCTCGAACAGATCCACGCCAGCAAAAATACCTATTGCAGCTACTTGGAAAATATTTACAGCAACTTTGATATTATAACTCACGATTTAAATTTGATTACTAGGGAAACTCTTGAGGCTGCTAAGATAAAAAAAGCAGAACTGCAAACAGCACGTTTGCGGAAAGAAGCACAAGCTCGTGGAGAAAAAAATCCCAGTTATCGCGTAGATCCTGAAAGTTTGGATATTGAGCATGTAGTAGTAAGGCTAATGACTTACGATCACATTCCGCCTCATCCTGTGAAACATCAAACTGGTAAAACTGTAGCAGAAAGACATGTGAAAATAAACTTTCCTGCTTTTCAACATTACGTTTGGTGTAACGACAACTGGCTGTGCGTGGGCAAAAGTCACTGGCGCGGTGGTTTACAAAATGGAGAGTTTTGTAATAATCACGGATATATTACAAACAAGCTGGCTTTTATGTTTATGAAGTTGGTGGAAAAATACAGTAAAAAAGGCAACTGGCGGGGATATTGCGTTGATGATCAAACCCAAGCTCTTACACAAAGAGGCTGGTTATCTTTTGACCAAATAGGTAATGATGATCTTGTATTAAGTTACGATGATGGGCATTGCGAATGGAACCCTGTGGTTGATATTGTCAAACAAACTTACCAAGGTAATGTTTATCATATTACGCATCCTACTTTAGATACAATGATAACACCAGGACATAAGCTGGTTACATCTAGAGGTTTAATTTCAGTGGAAAACTTAACTAAAGATGATTATATCATCTTACAAGCACCTGCAAGTAATGCAGCAGCATTTTTAAGTAACACTGAAGTCAAAATAAAAGCTGGAGATTTAAACTTTAACGGCATGTGGGGACAACCAAATATGTATTATTCTGGAATCGTTTGGTGTCCTAAAACATTAAAAGGCTCTTGGGTAGCTCGACGGAATAGCACAATATTCCTCACTGGAAACACATATAATGACGAAATGCAAGGCCAAGCTTTGCTACAGTTGAGTCAGATTGGGTTGCAGTTTGATGAAAGTCGCAGTGAAAACCCTTTTGCTTATTATACATCAGCAGTACAGAACTCATTTACTCGCATACTGAATACAGAAAAGCGCAACCAAAACATTCGTGATGATTTATTGATCATGCATGGTTCAACACCCAGTTATACTCGACAAACTGAACACGAAATAGCTCAAAAAACAGCTGAATAACATTATCTAGAGTTTGATTATTGTGTCAGCATAAGCTACTATCTGTAGCTATGACACATCGCATCCCCAATCTTGACCGCATTGCAGCTTTCACTGACATTCATTTTGGAATGAAAAACAACAGTCGTGAGCATAACATGCAATGTGAACAGTTTTTGTTATGGTTTATCAATCAAGCTCAACAACAGGGTATAAAAACTTGTGTGTTTCTAGGTGACTGGCACCATGTTCGCAGTGCTATTAACATATCCACACTGAACTACAGTGTTGCCGGACTAAGGCTGCTTAGTGCAGCATTTGACGACGTGTTTTTTATCATTGGCAACCACGATTTGTATTTTAGAGACAAACTGGAAATCCACAGTATTCCCTACATTAGTGAATTTTCCAACATTCATCTTGTTGACAAAATCACCCAAGTGGGTGATCATGCATTTGTTCCTTGGTTAGTAGGCGATGAATGGAAAAAGGTTCAAGATATAAAAGAACCTTATATTTGGGGACATTTTGAGCTACCCAAGTTCAAAATGAATGCCATGGTGGAAATGCCTGACCACGGCGAACTCAACAGCAGTCACTTTCACAAACAAAAAATGGTGTTTAGTGGTCATTTTCACAAACGTCAAGTTCAAGGCAATGTTCATTACATTGGCAATGCTTTTCCTCACAACTACAGTGATGTGTGGGACGATGATCGTGGCATGATGTTTTGGGAAAAAAACGCACAGCCTAGATATGTCAGCTGGCCTCAAGCACCCCGGTATCGTGTGTTGACTTTGCAAGATCTACTTTATGATCCTCAACGTCATTTACAACCTGCACATAATGTACGTGTGCAAATACCTCAAGACACTGACTATCTTGACATGACTTTCCTACGTGAAGTCTTGCAAGCAGCTTGGCCAGTTCATGAACTGGCCTTTCAAACTGCTGTGGGAACAGAAGTTGCTGAACTTCAAGATCAAGACATTGACTTTCAAAGTGTTGACACCATTGTTATCAGTCACTTAAACAGTATTGAAAGCAAAACTATTGATTGCAAAAAACTAGTGGAAATTTATCAGAGTCTCTAATGCTGAAATATCACAATGTGGAAATACGCAACTTTCTCAGTGTTGGGAATGTTGTTCAAACAGTGGACTTGACTCGCAGCGGATTTACTCTTGTATTAGGTGAAAATCTTGACATGGGCGGGCAGGGAAATCGCAATGGCGTAGGCAAAACAACTTTGCTTAATGCTATCAGCTATGCTTTATATGGCCAAGCTTTGAGTAATATCAAAAAAGACAACTTGGTGAATCGAGTAAATGCCAAAAACATGAGTGTGTGTTTGGAATTCAGCAAGGACAGCCAAACTTATCGCATAGAGCGTGGCCGCCGCCCGGCATTTTTTAGATTTTTTGTAAATGATAGTGTAGTCAACAATCCCGATACTGATGAAGCTCAAGGTGAAAATCGCGAAACACAAAAACAAGTGGAAGCTGTGCTGGGCATGAGTCACACAATGTTTTGCAACATTGTGGCTTTGAACACATACACACTACCGTTTTTAAGTCAAGGTGCTGGCAGACAACGCGAAATCATCGAAGAGCTTCTAATGATTACCATGCTAAGCACCAAAGCTGAAACTCTTCGTGAACGTATAAAAGACACACGCATACAACAAGATCAAGAAGATCTCAAAATCAAAACAATTGAAGCCAGTAACGAAAAAATCACTCGCACATTATCTGATCTCAATACACGAAGTGAAAAGTGGCAGCAGCAACATCAACAGCATCAACATTAGCAACGTCAAGA